GATAAATACTATATTAAACATCTTATTAAGCACATAAAATATTTAGAAAATGAAAGAGAAAAACAAAGGACTTGGTGATACCATAGCAAAGATTACAAAGGCTACAGGAATAGATAAAGTAGCTAAGGCGGTGTTAGGAGATGACTGTGGCTGTGAAGAAAGAAGAAAACAGCTTAATCAAATGTTTCCAAACTTTCGTAATATAAGACAATTCACAGAAGATGAGATCAAGATTTATGATGAAGTAGTACCTGCTGTAGATAAAAAAGGAATGTTAACCCCTGCTGAAAGAGGGATAGTATCAGCTTTATATAAAGGAGTATTTGGTGTAAATCCACAATGGAAAAGCTGTAGCCCTTGTAATAAACAAATAATGACAAATCTTAAAAAGGTTTACGAAAAGTCTTGTAAAGTATGAAAAAGAATGTATGGCGATTTAGCCCAAATAAAAAGAAGCATCACGGCAGACACAAAAAAAGCAAAACCTCTTTTAATAAGAGTAGTAAAAACTATGTAAAGAAATATAAAGGACAGGGAAGATGAGAAACCATACTAAGGTATATATGACATTCTTTTACTTAGATGAAAGCGACTTTATAGGTTGTGAGATGTGCGGAAGTCCAGGACAGGATATACATCACATACAAGCTAGAGGATTAGGAGGTAGTAAATGTATGGACTTTGTGGAGAACTTAATTTGCCTTTGTAGAGATTGTCATAACCTTGCAGAAACAGATAAAGAATTTAATACCTATTGCAGAATACAACATTTAGAAAATATTAAAAAATACTTATATGAAAATTACATTAGTAAACATAAACAGTCTTAACCCTGCTGAGTACAATCCAAGACAGATTAGCAATAAGCAATACGAAGATTTAAAAGCATCTATGGAAAAGTTTGGCTGTGTTGATCCTATAATAATAAACATCAATCCTGAACGCTTAAATGTAGTAGTAGGTGGACATCAGCGATTAAGAATACTAAGAGAGCTTGGAGCAGAGAAAGTACCTACAGTAAGCGTAAACCTAAGCGAAGAAGATGAAAGAGAATTAAATGTAAGGCTAAATAAATCAGGTGGAGAATGGGATATGGATATATTAGCAAATGAGTTTGATATAGTAGACTTAAAGGAATGGGGTTTTAAAGATATAGAATTTGGCTTAAATATAGATAAATTAGATGATACATTTACTTTAGATGATGGTGACAAAAAACCTTTTCAGCAGATAACATTTACTTTAGCAGATAAACAAGCTGAATTAATAAGAAATAAAATTAAAGAAATAAAAGAAACAGAAGAATATAACTATATTGAAACATTTGGAAATGAAAATAGTAATGGAAACGCTTTATATTTATTAATATCACAATGGGCAGAGCAAAAGAAATAATACTAAAAGTGATACCAAGTAATGTAGCTAATGACTTTGTAAAAAAAAATCATTATTCAGGAAAGGTTGTACCTAATAGTAAACTGCATTTTGGTTGCTTTTTAGATAATAAGCTAGGGGGAGTAATGAGTTATGGAGCAAGTATAAATAAAAAAGGAACAATAAATTTAGTAAAGGGTACTAAATGGAGCGGCTTTATAGAATTAAACAGAATGGCTTTTAGCGACATATTGCCTAAATACTCGGAAAGCAGATGTATAGCAATTAGTATGAAACTATTAAAAAAGAACGCTCCTCATATTAAGTGGGTTATAAGTTTTGCTGATGCTACCCAATGTGGTGATGGAACTATATATAGAGCAAGTGGATTTAAATTGGTAGGAATAAGTAAAAATACAGCATTAAGAATAAATCCAAAAACAGGTAATCCAATGCACGTTATACAGGCTCATCATTTAACAATAAGCAACGAGTTTAGGAAATGGAAGCCAATAGATGGCTATCAATTAAAATACATATACTTTATAGACAAAGCAAAAGAAAAAGATTTAACTGTTCCTATAATACCTTTTTCTAAAATTAAAGAAATGGGGATAGGAATGTATAAAGGAAAAATGCGAGTATAGCTTAAATAAAAAGTGCCTTATATTCCAATAAGGAGATGGAGTTTACAACTACCTACTCGCTCAAAATATAAAATAAATTTAATAAAATGAGCAAAAAAGAACACATAAAGAAAAAAATGTTAATAGAGAGTTTAGAGAACTCATTAGGAATAGTATCTACAGCTTGTAGTAAAGCAAACATAAGTAGATCAAGTTTCTATAAATGGTATAAAGAAGATGAGGACTTTAGAAAGAAAGTAGATGAGATAGACAATGTAAAATTAGACTTTGTTGAGAGTCAGTTATTTAAGAACATACAAAAAGAAAAAGAAAGAAGTATTATATTTTACTTACAGCACAAAGGACACAAGAGAGGATATATACAACAGCAGAATATAAATCTAACTTCTAATGATGAAGAAATAAAAAAGATTGAAATTGAAATCGTTAAACCTAAAGGGAACAGTAGTTCTACAGAAGAATCTTAATGCTAATACTAGAATCGTTGTAAATCAAGGGGGTACTAGAAGTAGTAAGACTTATTCTTTAGCACAGTTAATAATCCTTAAAGCTCTACAGGAACAAGGTAAGGTATATACTATTTGTAGGAAAACACTACCTGCTTTGAAAGGTACTGCATATAGAGATTTTTTTAACATCTTAGAAGAACACAATCTATACAATCCAAACAATCATAATAAATCAGAACTTACTTATAAACTAAATAAGAATGAGATAGAGTTTATTTCTGTAGATATGCCTCAGAAAATTAGAGGGCGTAAGAGAAACATACTATGGCTTAATGAGGCAAATGAGTTTAGCTTTGAAGATTGGGTACAGTTAAGCCTTAGAACAACTGAGAGCATTTATTTAGACTTTAACCCTTCAGACCCATATAGTTGGATATATGATAATGTTATGAATAGAGAGGACTGTACATTTATTAAATCTACTTATTTAGATAATCCTTTTTTACCTGATGAAACAATAAAAGAAATAGAAAGGCTTAGAGAGTTAGATAGTAACTATTGGAAAATATATGGACTTGGGGATATGGCTCAACCTACAGAAACTATCTTTAGACAATTTGAGATAGCTAATAATGTACCTACTGAAGCTCAGTTAATAGCAATAGGAATGGACTTTGGATATAGTAATGACCCTACAGCAATAGCAGAAGTATATAAATTAAATGATGATTTGTATATTAATGAGCTAATATATAGCAAAGGATTAACAAACCAAGATATAGCAGAAAAGCTAAGAGAACTAAATATAACAAGACAAACAGAAATCATAGCAGATAGTGCAGAGCCTAAATCAATAGAAGAACTACATAGACAAAACTTTAATATCAAAGGAGCTAAGAAAGGAGCAGATTCTATTAATATGGGAATAGACATTTTAAGGCGTTTTAAGCTACATATAACTAAGAATAGTACAAACACATTAAACGAATTTAAATACTATAAATGGCTAACCGACAAGAACGGACATATAGTAAATAAACCTGCTACTAACCAAAAGGATCACATTATAGACGCTGTTAGATACGTTGCTTTAAATAAGCTAATGACTAACTATAGTGGACAATATTACATATTATAAACGATTATTAACTAAATATATATACTATTAAAATGGGAAAAGAAAAAGTAAGCATTGAAATACCCACTACTTGGAATGACATAAGTATCAAGATGTATAACAAGTTTCAAAGGTTAAAGAAAAGGAAAGGAAGATTAGAGGAGCAAGAGTTTAATATACAAGTTATTTGTATTATTTGCGATATTGAAAGAGAGATGTTGGAAAGAATGGAGGTTAAGGATATAAACAAAATAGCTAAAGAGTTAAGATTCTTAATGTCATCACTACCAAATACAGATGAGCTACAAAAGAAAGTAGAATGGAATGGAAAGAAGTATGGTATAATACCTAACCTTTCTGAAATAACAATGGGAGAGTATATAGATATTGAGGAATATTGTAAAGAGGCTCATAAGAACATACATAAGATAATGAGCATATTATATCGCCCTATTGCAAAGGAGAGTAGTACAAGATATAAGATAGAGCCTTATAACCCAAGTGAAGAAATAGAGGAATCCTTTTTAGAGTTCCCAGTACTTCCCTCAATGTCAGCGTTGAGTTTTTTTTTTCGTTTAGGGAAAAAACTACCAATCGCTTCAGTCAGATATTCCAGGAGGGAGAGGCAAAGATTGAGGGCAAAACGCTAGAGGGCAAATGGGGTTGGTATAATGTTGTATTTGCTTTAGCAAATAATGATATATTAAAAATAAAAAAAGTAACAGAATTAGAGTTTTATTTAGTATTAACCTACTTATGTTACCAACAAGATAAAGAAAGTGTAAAGAACAATAACTATGGTAACATTAAAAAACATAATTGATGACTTTGGTAATATAGCTACTAATCATTATTTAATTAACTCTTTCCATTCAGGATTCTTAGATGAAGTAGATATAAACAAATTAGACCAGGCTGATTTTCCTATACTATACTGTGAGCCAGGTACAGCTACTATTGATATGGGAGTATTAACATACTCATTTACAATCTTTGTTTTAGATATGCTTAAAGAAGATTTAACAAACAGGAATGCAGTATGGACAAGCACACTACAAACCACACAAGATGTAGTAGCTGAATTTAGACAAAACTTAGCTTTACAAACTTCAGGGGGAGATAGTGGTAAGAAGTTTAGCTATGTACCTGATGAAGCTGTTTTAGAGTTACCATTAAGCACAGAGCCTTTTACTGCAAGATTTGCTAATATTCTTACAGGTTGGAGTACCTCAATGTCAATACAAGTAAACAATGCCAATAACCTCTGTAATGCTCCTATAGAGCCATCAGATAATAACCCTAACACATAATGGCTGTAAGATTAAAATTAAGAGGTCCTGATGGTAAGTATGTAAAGGGGGATGTTAAACACTTAGAGAAAGCTTTAACAAGGTTTGGCTCTAATGTTATACAAGAGGGTAGAAGGATATTAAACCAAAAAAAGAAAAGAACACAGGAGAATACTTTATTTAATGATTATCACTACAAAATGAAAAGTACAAGTAGTACAATTACATTTGGTTTTGAGTTTGGTAGAGCTGAAGATTATTGGGAGTTTGTAGATCAAGGGGTTGTTGGTGTAGGTGGCTTTAAAGGTAGTGGTAACGCAAGAGGAGGGGCGAGCCCTTTTAAATTTAAATATGCTAATCCTGGAGGGGCTATGGTAAATGCTATTAAAGGTTGGATAAAAAATAAACCTGCTAGTTTAGGAGATATGAATGAGAGTAGTGCAGCTTGGGCAATAGGATATTCCATTAAAAGGCGTGGATTAGAAAGAACAATGTTTTATAGCAAACCTGTAAAAAAGGCTCTTAAAAAACTTCCTAACGAACTTACAGAAGCCTTTAGATTAGACTTAGAAAATTTAGTAGATAAATTACCAAATAAAATAAAAATAAAAGAAGAAGATTTAAACTTTTAAGAAATGGCTTATACAATAGAACAGAAACCAAATCAACTAGCAGGGGCAAATAGTCCAATGGTGTTTGTATTAAAAGAAGATAGCCCTGCTATATATAATGCAGATAAATTTAGATATATAGCACAAGTATATATTAGTACAACAGATGCTTCTACTTGGGTAGAAAGAGCTAAAATAAAAATACATAAAAATAGTGCAGATGTAGGAATAGTAGATGTTCATAAAATAATTAGAACTTATTTAGAAACACAAG